AAACCTAAACCAATTTGCCAACAAAAATTGAATAGTTGCTTATAGTTATTATAATTAATTCTATGTTCCCATAGGGAATTCAAGAATATTTGTCTTTTATTTTCAAGAATATTGCTATTTGCATCGGGAGAAGGAAAATCATCAATATCACTACTAACATTATTTCTTTTTTGTTCATAGACCACGAAATCACTAGATAGTGATTCCGGTGTTGGAGTGCTTGATGAACGTTGGCGCTTTTTACCAGTTCTGTTATTTGTCATGATTAAAAATAAAGATGATATATTTTTGGAAAGAAAATCATTTTTTTGTTTCAATCAAAACCATGACATTGTTATAGATTAGTCAACGGTAACAGATTTCGCTAAATTACGTGGAAAATCTGGGTTATGACCCTTTTCTAAGGCTAAATAATAGGCTAAAAGCTGAAAGGGGATTATTTGTAAGATTCCATAGAGTTCTGGATTATAAGGTGTTTTAATGCAACTATCATTAACTGGAGGTGTTTCCCAATCAGTAACAATATAAACAAGAGCTCCGCGACTTTTGACTTCCATAATAGTATTGCTAATTGCTTCATTATTATCGTCTCTAGAAATAATAAAGATAATAGGTTTGCCCTCTTCAATTAAACTATAAGGTCCGTGTTTTAAAGCACTGGCCGAATATGCTTCAGAATGAAGATAGCCAACCTCTTTAAGTTTTAGGCTAGCTTCTTTGGCAATACTATATCCGATTTTTTTTCCTAAAATAAAAACTCGTTCACATAGGGATAGAACTTTAGCCCAATTTCTGATAATTGATTCACCTTCTTGTATTACTTGACAAATTTGTTTGGGCACTGCACGAAGATTTTTGATGACTGTATTAGTATTAATTTTCAATGCAGATTGAAGCCAAATCGAAATCAAACGCAAAGTTAAGACTTGATTGGTATAACTTTTAGTACTTGCAACTGCTACTTCCCGTTTAGCATCAATAAAAACAGTTGCTTGGGCTCCCGTGTCAATCGATGAACCTTTGACATTGACAATTGCGATATTCGGGATCTCTCTTTCTTTAAGTTGTTCTTGGACTCGAATTAGATCCATAGTTTCCCCAGACTGTGACAATAAAAAACAGACAACACGTGACCCTGCTGGTAAGTAACTCAAATCAAATTCACTCGCATCAATACATTGAACAGTACGAAAGAGGTTCAAATCAGTTAAGAAATGACGACTATATTTACCAGCATAATAACTAGTCCCACAACCAATTAATATTAAGTGTTCGCTAGTAATCAAATCCCGAAAATATGGTTCAAGGGAATCCAATTTTATATCACCGGATTCAGTTAGATATTTATCTAATAAATTATAAGTGACTTGTTCTTGCTCATGAATTTCCCTGAGCATCCAATAGGGAAATGGATCAGGTGACACAGGTTCTTGAATATTTAAATTAGTATCAATATATTTAAACCATTCATCTTTAGGTGGGTTTCGGTCTATTAAAAAAACGGTGTCTTCTTTAAGTTTTCCATATTTTTTAATGGTTTCATCAAAAGCACTTTTCTCTGACGCTAAAGTCAATATATTTGGTCCCCATCCCAGAATAAGAGGACAAAAATGTGAGAATGCAATAATAGAATTGGGTAAATATGTAGTAATTAATGCACACGCCCAAATACCTTTTAATGAACTAATAGTTTTCAATACTGCTGATCTAATAATTTCATATTCGGTGTTATTTCTATTAGTATCGGATCTGAATTCCTGATAATAATATGCTATTAAATTAACAATTACTTCACTGTCGGTATCCGATTGGAATGTTATATCCTGGCATAACATTTTTTCTTTTAGTTCAAGATAGTTTTCTATCGTTCCATTATGAACCAAAGCAAATTGTTGAGTCGAATCATAATGAGGATGAGCATTAATATCTGTATTACGTCCATGTGTTGACCATCGACAATGCCCTAAAATTGGTTTATTATCGATTTGGTGATCATTAGTTAGCTCTTCAAGTTCGTTTTTCATTAAAGTTTGAAAGTATTGTTTATTGGGGTTGGCCCGTTTCTTAATTACAATTTCACTATCTCGGAAATAAGCCAACCCAAAACTATCGTTACCGCGATTTTGTAACGCAATTAGACCAAATTTAATAGCCGCGAGTGCTAGATGAATATCTGTTATGCTGTCTCCGATAGTTAAAACCCCTGTAATACCACACATTTAATGTTAATATACAATACCACGCTATATTTATAGAGCATATTATAAATAAATGATTTTTACTTCCAATATTTTATTTAAATTTTAGAATTCGTCTTTTACTGTATTGATTGAAATGGTATAACTCAACCCTCTATTAGCAAGATCACTATAATATGTGCGTTCACTTCTTACTTGAACACCATATGATTCTAGTCGGCTTTCTAGGTTACTAGCAATTTTGTCGGCCAATCTAGTATAAAATCTGGAAGATGTATCTAAGGTAAAATAAAATTTTGACTTGGTGATGACATCTTTTTTGAGTCCTTCTTGGAACAAAGATAGTATCTGATCACTTGCTTCATTAATATAATTATTGGCAAGATCAGCTTGTTGTAATTTTCTCTTTTTTGTGAGGTCATCGAGTTTAGCTATCCATTCTTTGTCTTTTTCTAGATTATTCCGGCGCTGGTACTGCGTTCCGTTTTTTCCCTTTTCGGTAATATATTTGTTTTCGATTAGCATCCAACGATAAAAGAAACCACGACAGATTGGACAATTTGGTGTTGTTAGATGTTTACTACATTCTTCACAAATAGAATGTCCACAAATTACAATAGTTAAAGGTTTTTCATTGAGATTACAGACTGGACAAGTAAACTCGTACTTTTCAAAACTTGAACTATCATCATTATCACTTTTAATATATTTAGGTTCACCATCTCTAATTTCAATTCTTGCTGTATGTGTTTGATGGCTTATTACTGGATCTGATGTTGTTTGAAGCGGAACTTCCATAATAATGTCTTCTTCAGCAAAAGAACCATGAGAGCTAACTGAAGTTGTTGTGGTTGGACTAGTATTAATCATTTTTCTCTATAATTATATGAAAATATTATTATTAACATCTTACAAAAGTAGTTCAAAAGGAAATATTATTCCAGATGGAAAACTTATTTACATACCAAGAACATAGTATTACTCAATATTTACTGAATTATAACTTTTAGAACATCATAAGAGTAAGTTTAGTTTGCTGTAAGACACAAAGTGTCGAATTTCTAGAAGCAAATCTTCTGAGAGTTACAAATAATCCCAAGAACTAGTTCGGCGAAGCCGGCTTGGCTTGGCTTGAAACGTAGTTTTCGCTCCGATCATATGAAATCATGATTTCCAAGAAGGGCTCGCCCCTCTCCAACGTGCCTGCAGCTTTGGTAAAGACTATCTCTTTTCGAATTTCATACATTATTTAACGCGCTTAGTTCGTGGTTGAACATAGTCAAGTCACTCTATTATTTCATCTTGATTTCCGATGACCAGATTTGCAGGGATAATAGGCTCCTCTATAACCTCATCGATCAATTCATCGGATATAATTTCATCATTATTGAGCATTACAGGCTTAACAATAGTAATAGGAATTGGAAAAACAACCGGGGGACAAGCTACGTTTACGCTAGAACTTACAGCTCCTTCAATTTGGATTTGAGGTACATAACTAGTATTACGTCCATCCGGTGTTTTTATTTTTTGAACCAAAAATCCATTAGGATCGTATTTTTGTTCATAGACAAGAAAAAGGGTTTTGCTTTTACTAATAGGCATATAGTCCTTGTCTCCACTAGAAACAGCATATCCACGATAACTAATACCACTATCCCTTTGTAAGTTATAGGATTCGATTGCAAACTGTCGAGCCGTTTGTAAAATGGAAAGGAATTTTTCGAGTCCCAAACTGCCGAGCGTTGCCATCGGATTAACCTTTTCGCGATAAAGAGCCTCGGACTTAATGTAAACACCAATTCCCGAAATAATATCTTGAGCCATTATTACTTTACAAATGTTTTGACCATTATATCGACTGTAAATAGCTTGGACAGTTTGAAGGTCAAGTGGTTGATCAGATAGGATATTTGGTCCCAATTTTCTAAGTTTGGCATCCAGTTCAGTTTGATTAGCAAATACCACCCAATTTCCAAAATTTCTATAATCATCATAACATAATGTTTGTCCATTATCTAGTTGAAGCCGAATTTTATTTTGTTTATCGCTAACCATGAAATTAAAAGTACCCACCATTCCTAATCCGATTCCGATAGATAGACCGCGATCTAAGCGAAAATAGATAAACTTACCATGAGAACCTATTTCTAGAATTGTTAATGGTAAATTACTCGTGAATAGTTCCCAATTAGGAACCTTTTGTTTAGTTAGATATTTACCATTAATAATTTGGGCACCAACGATTTGATGACCAATAAGATGTTGACGAATGGTTTCAGTTAGAAGTTTGACTTCAGGTGACTCTGGCATTGATAATCTATAAAATTTTGATTTCTATCATTTTTTCTTAACATACCAGATTTTCGATTGTGCTACTTTGACAATAACCTCTGCAACTTTTTAACTGATCTGAAGTAGTCCTAAGCCAATAATAATGGTCGAACAGAGTATCGTTATTCTTGAGACGCGAGACTAAGTTTTGAAAACTTGGGATACTTAGGTTATCCATGTTATAAAGTTTGCGGAAACTATAAAGTTGATGATATTCTAGATTAGAATTAACCATTTCCATAGATTTTGTGTTATAATAGGTAAGATTGGCCCAATAAGTCTCAATATCAAATAATGAAACGTCATGTGAGATTGCGTAATCACTAGTAATATTAAAAGTAAAAATCCTATAACGTGGATTAACATCTGGAACAACTGACGGACTCAAAAATGTTACTAAATTGTGATCAGATTTGGTATTTAAAATACGGAAACTATCATAATGTTCATGCCCAAATATCCCTGATACTAAGATATTACTATATCTCTCAACAATATTGCGAAAAAGATTTGTAAAATCACCGGCTTCACCGGCACATGGTGGAACATGTCCACTAATGATCACCTTACCACCATTGTCCTCTAGAATAGCTAGAGTTTGGTTGAGCCAATGCATTTGATTAGCTAGACTCCAACTGCTCTCTCCTTTATTTTGATGGGCCACTCTTTCAAGATAGTTATGAGAATCATACCAAATAGTTTGTAAAACTACTAAATAAAGATTATCATATAATTGTTCGACATAATAACCACCCTTGGATAGAGTCTGTAGACTAGTGGAACTTAACCAAGGACTCCATAATTGTTTGACGTGATTTGCCAAGTAACTCCAACTATCAGAGTCGAGATTATCAATGGGCCAACTTTCATGATTTCCTAAGACATTATAAACTGGAACATTGAAATGTTGTTTAAATAGACTGGTAATTAGACTGACTCTTTCTTCAATTGTCCATGGAAACTGTAAATAATCCAAATGACTATTGGAATCGCCTGTATAAAGCACGGCATCTATCCGTTTATCCCTAATCAATTTAGCCAGACTAGCAAGTGTTTGATTTATCAGAGCTAGATTGGTATCACAATTAGCATTACCCCAATATCCCGCCCTGTCAGTACTGTCAAACGGAATACTAAAATCTCGACAACACCTGCTACCAAAATAATCACCTATTAAACAATGAGTTGGGGCTCCAACTCGATAATAAGGATCATAGTGAATATCAGTTAGATGAGCTAAACGATAAACATGATCAGAAAAACTTGGAACAATTAGACTGAGACAAGTCAAAAAAATGTATTTGGACATGGTTTTAATATTACAAAAAATAACTTCCAATTTTTTGTAATATTAAAACCATGTGAACCTAGAATTTGATTCTTAGCTCATGTACGGTACGTTATTTCATTAGAAATAAAATATTTTTAGGAAATAAAATAAAATCGTATATAGAATACCACCCCATAAAGTATCTAATACCACAAATTCTGGACGCCATCCACTGATTGTTGCATAATTTGTCAATTCATAAATACCATGAGTTACCAGTCCAAAAAGAGTTGCCTGTAAAGGTGATCCATCTAAATCTACAAAAGAGAAAAAACCTATCAACATCAAGACATAAACGGCCAAAATGGCAAATTGATCAAATCGAACACTAAAGCCAATTTCCTTTGCCATTTGATGAAATCTTGGCACCAAAAGTAAAGTTAAACCCACGTAATCAACAACGAGAAAGAACAAGTAAATAATTATGTAATCAGTCAAAAGTAATTCCATTTTTCTCTATACAAAGATGAATTAATGATTCCAAAATAACCGAATATGTTACTTTTTGATAAGTGTCACAATTGAAAACTAATAACTGAAGAGCGATTTCCTTTAAAAAGGAATTGTAAGGTGGATTAAAATTTGCACTTAGATATAAATCTAGTACTCCCAGAGCCTCACTTTTTTTTAAAAACAGATTACTCATGAAAGCTAAGTATTTCGATGTACAATGACCCCGATTGTCCCATGGGCGCTCGAATGAATAATCACGATATTGTATTGAATTGGCCAAATAAACATGGGTATTACTAAAAAGATAACATAAATTGTGAAAGACTGCCCAAAGATCGCAAATAAAATAGAAACACTTCTTTTCTTCATATGTCAAGTCCAACTGAACTCTATTTTCTTTAGGAATAGGATTATCGTCAAAGACAAATGGATGTAGAGGAGACACCACCGTAATAGTAGTATTATTTTCTTGACCACCATTTAAAGCTAAACGTTCACCATAAGAATTTAAAATAAAACTACTACCATAATCAATGAACTTTATTTCACCTAAATTTAAAGGCCTTATGGTATTTAGTATAGGTAACATTATGTTACCACAACTTAAATCCAAGTGGGCCAGTTGATGTTTGTGCATCAACTTAACCGTTTTAAATAAAATCTCTCCTAAGTTGCAAATGTCATAATATGGTAATAACGTTTTTCGTTTATAAGTTAGATCAGCTAGAGTAACATGTTGATCAAAGAGTTCAAGGCTCAAACAGCAATCTTTGTCTATCGCCTTGTATCTGCCAGTGTTATTTAGATTATTAATAATTCGGGAAGCTTGATATATATCTGGGTGAAATTTTAAGTTTGACTGCAGATGAAGTCTTTCTAAATAACTAAGAATAACATATTCGATTTCAGCTTCTTCAAAATTATTAAAAACTTTTACAGCATAATTTTTATTACCATAAACATCAGCTGACTTATAAACAGTCCCATAAGATCCATCTCCCAATAATGATTGAATAATCAAAGTTTGAATCGATTTGTCGCTCCTTGATTTCAGATACTTTGTTTCCGATGCCACTGAGTCTTGTTGTGTACTAAACAGTTGTTTTTCAGTTGATTTATCAAGACTTGATAAAGTGTTTGCCATTTTTAGTTATAATCTTTAATCTATAATTCAAATTAGATTAAAAAGCCTCACTCGAAAACGCGGTTTCATTTCTCCGCCGAGATATCACAACTTAGAGGGCATCTTTTCAGAAATACTATACACTTAATCTATTAACATGCTTAATATATTAACATACTTAAAAGCTATACATATTATGTGAATATAATATTTTATATCATCGCGCTATATGTTATAGCGTTTAGATCAGTATTAATAGAGACAGATTTTTTTGTTAAATGTTTTGGTTTTACTGTTGATCATATATCATGGTACTCAACCAAAACATTTAGATATAAAGAAATGATACTTAATAAAGCCATGAAAGTCAGCGTTTCTTAATAAATTGAACATTTTTAAAAAAAATATATAAAACAATGATTCCTAATTGGAAACAATACGAACTATACTGTCGAGACTATCTCGTTAAAAATAAACTATGCACTGAAGCCTGGTGTTGGAAAGACATTCCAGAACAAGAACTACTTAACGCCAGACTTATAAGCAGTTTTGAACATATGAGATTAAAGAGGCAACAGGAAAAACTAAATGGACAAAATCAAAATTATAACTCCCTTCGAGATTTGGGTATTGATATTTTAGGAAAGACTCACGATGGATACTTATTAGTTCAAACCAAGCATTACAGTAATGATAGTTGCATTTGTATTCGCGATTTGGCTGGCTTTTTCAGATATGGGTTGATGAAAGACTTAATCTCCCACCAATTATATGTTATTTATATGGGAAAACTTTCACAGCCATTAGAAGAGGAGATCTCCGATGAGAGATATGGAAATAGAGTAAGATTTTTGAATCTTAAAATGGAACCTATTTCA